GTCGTGGCAAAAGGGCCGTGGAACACAGGTACATGGGATGACGCGCAATGGGACAGCCTCCCGGTCACCAGCGTCACCGGAACAGGCGGCGTCGGTAGCCTCGGCACCCAGCAAAGCGTCACGCTCACGGGCAACGCTGCAACGGGTGCGACGGGAAGCGTCGGAGCAAGCCTTGAGACGGGCCTTACGGGTGTCAGCGCCGTTGGAGTCGTTGGAGATGAAACCGATTCGGTCGAGGTTGCCCTTTCCGGTGTGGGAGCATCTGGTCAAACAGGTGCTGTTAACCTTCAAGGAGAGGTTGCACTTGCCGGTGTGGAAGCGACCGGAGCAACCGGCACCCTCACCGCCTCCGTCCAGCCCATCATCGTCATCGGCGATTCCCACGAAGGCGATAAAAAGCGCAAAAAGAATTGGGAAGAAGAGCAAGAAAAACGCGAGAAGCGCAAGCAAGAGTTAATCTCGGTTTACGAACAACTGCTTGAGGCACGCCCAGAGATTGCCGAAACAATTGTAGAGCCGCATATAACTGTTAACATCGCACAACCAACAATTAACTGGGACTCCCTGTTAACTGACATTGATAGGGTTGAGCGATTGATGCGAGAGCATCAGGAAATGGACGACGAAGAAGTATTGTTGCTGCTATGAAACGAACTTATGTAATGGTTGACGGTGAGTTTGTCGAGCGCAAGCGTGACGCAAGCGGTCGGCATCACTACATCATGCCGGACATTGCGCCGTACAAGTCGATGATTGACGGGCGCATGATTACCTCCCGTTCGCAGCATCGTCTGCACCTCAAGGCTCACGGCTGCGTCGAGGTTGGCAACGAAGACCCGACAAAGTTCGTCAGCAAGCAAAAACCCAAGAACAATCGAGTGGATGTGCTGCGTCACCAGTTGTCCAGCATGACCCACTCGGATGCCAACAAGTTGTTGTCGCGGTTGCGCGATGAAATCCGATTTACCCACGACCCCCACAGGAGACGGTAATGGAACAGGCCCCACAGGCAGAGACGCTCGACCGCAAGGAGTTGCTCGAACAGCAGTTTGAGCAGAGCGAGGAAACCCCTTCACAGGGGCGGGACGAGCAAGGCCGCTTTGCGGAGGTTAAAGAGCAACCCGCAGAAGCCGCCGAAGAACCCCTGTGGCGCAAGCCGCCTGCCTCGTGGAAGAAGGAATATCACGAGCATTGGGCAAAGGCTGACCCCAAGATTCAAGAATACGCTTGGCAACGCGAAGAGCAGATGAAGCGCGGCGTAGAACCGTTGCTCTCCAAGGCGCAGTTTGCCGATGCGATGAATCAGGCGCTAGAGCCGTACCTGCCGACCATTCAAGGGCTAGGTCTGAAGCCGGAGCAGGCGGTTGCCGCTCTCGCGCAGGCCGATTACACGCTGCGTAATAGCCCCCCGGCGCAGAAGATGCAGTACCTGACGCAATTGGCTGCGTCATACGGCATCAACCTTAACCAAGTCATGCAGGGTGGTCAGCAGACTGCCCAACCCTCCATCGACCCGATGGTGTATCAGTTGCAAAACGAACTGAACACCGTCCGTGGCGAGGTCATGGGGTGGAAGCAACAGCAGGAGATGGCTGAAAACCAGACCTTGCTAAACGAAATTAACAATTTCTCGATGACGGCTGAACACTTTGAGGAAGCGCGTCCAACGATGATTCAGTTGCTCCAATCTGGGGTGGCTGAAACGCTGGACGATGCTTACGAAAAGGCAATTCGGCTCGATTCGGATTTGTTTGACAAAGTGCAATCGGCCCGACAGGCAGAGGTTTCACAGCGTCAGGCAACAGAGAAGAACCGTGCGGTGAAAATTGCACGGGCTGCTGCGGTCAGCGTCAGAGGTTCCACACCCGGAACTAACACGGCTCCCAAGGCGCATAGTCGCCGCGCAATGTTGGAAGAAGCGTTTGAAGAATCCAACTCGCGGTTGTAACCAACTGATATAGGAGCATTGAAATGGCTTATGCCAATTCCAGTATCAGCGACATTATCGCTACTAACATTCAGAGCCGTAGCGGTGAACTCGCTGACAACGTGACGAACAACAACGCGTTGCTTCGTCGATTGAAGGAGCGCGGGAACGTCAAGACGTTCTCGGGCGGTAACGTGATTTTGCAAGAAATCATGTACAACGACACCACCACGAACAACACCAATTCGTACTCCGGGTACGAGGTGTTGAATGTCGGTCAGAACTCGCCCATCTCTGCGGCGCAGTTCAGCATCACGCAGTATGCGTCTGCTGTGTCCATCTCGGGTCTTGAGATGATTCAGAACTCGGGTAAGGAAGCCATCATCGACCTGCTCGACGGTCGTATGGAGGTTGCCGAGGCGCAACTGGCGAACCGCATCAGCGGTGACCTGTACGGTGACGGCACCGGCAACGCGGGTAAGAACCTCACGGGTCTTGCTGCCGCTGTGCCTGATAGCCCGTCCACCGGCACCTATGGCGGCATCAACCGTGCGGTGTGGTCGTTCTGGCGTTCGGTGGCCTTCTCGGCTACGACCGACGGCACGGGCGCTGTCACCAGCAGCAACATCCAAGGCTACATGGATTCGGTTGCGGTGCAGTTGATTCGTGGTACCGATAAGCCTGACCTCATCGTTGCGGACAACAACTACTATCGGCTGTACCTCCAGAGCCTTCAGGCCATCCAGCGCATCACGGACTCCGGTTCGGGCATGGCTGGCGCTGGCTTCGCCTCGTTGAAGTATTTCGGCGCTGGCATGGCTTCGGATGTGGTGCTCGATGGTGGTATTGGTTCGTCGTCGTATAACGGCGGCGTGGGCAATGCCAACCATATGTGGTTCCTCAACACCAAGTACCTGATGTTCCGCCCCCACAAGGACAGAAACTTTGTCCCGATTGGCGGCGACCGTCAGGCTGTCAACCAAGACGCTATCGTGAAACTGATTGGTTGGGCGGGTAACCTTACCTCGTCCGGCCCGCAGTTCTGCGGCGTGTTGATTAACTGATAGGGGATACGAAAATGACTGTTATTGTTAACGGGTTTGCGTACCCTGCTCTCGGTAATACCGACTCGACCGCTGCCATTAATACCGGCACGGTCGTGACGCTCGATGATGGTGGTTTGGCGGTGTATGTGCAGGCGGCTTCGGCCATCTCGCAGTACAACGCTGTCTGCATCCCTGCATCCAATGTCGTAACCAACGCGACGACGGCGCGTGTTGCTGATACCAAGCGTATCGGCTTCGCGCAGGTGTCGATTGCGTCCGGCTACTACGGCTGGGTGCAGTTGGGCGGCAAGGTGCGGGTGAATGTGTCGGCTTCCTGCCTCCCGGCGGTTGCCCTCTACACCACCAGCACCGAAGGCCGGTTGGATGATGCCACCGTGTCGGGCGCTCTGGTCGCTGGCGTGGTCACGGAAGTGACCGCCTCGGCTACCTCGGCTATGACTGCGGTTGCAGCGTTCACCATGGTTATCCCGGTTCCGTCTAACGCGACCCCGTAACCATGCAAAAACTGGAACTCACGGTGCAGGCGGCTGGCAAACCGGAGGAACTCTGTTCCAACATTCGCTCGTCGCTTGCCCGTGGGTTGCCAGAGTTGGCCCCCGCTCTCTGCACCCACGATGGAACATTCGTGTGTGTAGCGAGTGGGTGGTCAATGCCTAGTTTCGTAGAGGACATTCGGGCGCAGCGACAGGCCGGTCGCCCGATTGTCGCTGTAAAGGCCGCACACGACTTCCTGTGCGAGAACGGCATAGAGCCTGACCTGTGGGTTAACCTCGACCCCCGTGACCGCACAAGCGGTATACAGCGCCATAACGCGCACACCACCTACCTTGTTGCCTCCCGCTGCCCCCCGGCTACCTTTGACACGCTGAAAGAGCGCAAGGTTGTGCTGTGGCACTCATGGGCTGAAGGGTTGGAGATGAAGGCGCTGGGCGGTGGCAAGTTGGCGGTCGGCGGCGGCACCACCTCGGGGATGCGTGCCATCAACATCGGGTACCTGCTTGGCTTTCGCAACTTTGTGTTGTACGGGTACGACAGTTGCAATCGGGCTGACGGCATCAAGCGGTTTACCGGCGAGATGACCGGCCCGACGATGGATGTCTATGTGGGCGCAGAAAAGCGCAAGTTCACCTGCAATGCTGCGATGGCGCAGCAGGCAAACGAGTTCCAGATGATTTACTCCGTGATGCCAGAAATCACGGTTGAGGCCAAGGGGCCGGGGTTGATTGCCGCCATCATCGAAGAGCGCCGCAAGATGGCGTTGGCTGCTTGAGATGGCGATACCCTCACGGGTGCTGGGCGCAGGCGTAGACAGCCTCAAGACCGTTTCCATCTGCGGCGACGGCATCAGCACAGCGACCGCTGCCGGAACCTCGGCAGGCAATGCCCTGCAATTGATTTATGTTTACACCAATGTAGACAGCGCGGCGGTTGGCACGGGCGTAAGACTGCCCCCGACGGAGATGGGCGAAACCGTCATCGTCAAGAACAGCACCGCTAACCCCATCACGGTGTACCCGTATGACGCGGGTAGCAGCATTGATAACGCAGGCTCTGGCACGATTAACCCTGACTGCTCGGCTATGTTCTTTGCCGTCAGCAACACGCTCTGGGAGGAGTTGCAGGGCTTTGGGCGGTCTGTTCCTATCCTTCATTACGGGGCGTTTTCCGACACCACCACGCAGGTTGCTGCGTCGATTGATGTTGCCTACGGCATGGTGTTTAACACCACCGACAGCAGCAACGGGGTGTCTATCGGTTCGCCTACCTCACGGCTCGTTGTGGCTAATCAGGGTGTCTACAATGTGCAATTCTCGGCGCAATTGGATAAGACCTCTGGCGGTACTGGCAACATCTACATTTGGCTTCGCAAGAACGGAACCAATGTCCCAAACACAGCAACTACAATTGCTATTCAAGGCACCGCAGCCAGAACGGTAGCGGCGTGGAACTTCATAATTCAATTGGAATCCACGCACTATGTAGAATTGATGTGGGCAACAGACGATACCAGCGTTAGAATCCTCGCAGCCAGCGCCACAAGTGTCTGGCCTGCAATTCCTTCGGTCATTGCGACCTTAACACAGGTCAACAACCTGTGATTTCTTCCCTCACCTCCCCACAGGAGTAAACGACGATGCCTCTAGATAGCGACATTTTCAACGCGGACGAGCAACTCCAAGTCGAGTTCTACATCGCAAAGGATGTAGACCCGAAGTGGGACGGCAAGCCGTTTGTGCGTATCAACATTCCCGGCGATAAGACGACCATCATCGAACAGCCGATGAATGAAGACCACAAGAAGCGGTTCCCGCGTCAGTATCTCTATTTTCAGATGAAGCAAAACGAGCAGGATGCTCCCGCAATCGGCACCTCGCTTGATGTCTGGTTTACCGATGGCAACGGCGACATTACCCGTGGACACATTGAGGAACTTCGCATCTTGAAGTTCCAGACCGTAGAGCAGATTGCCAACGCATCCGATTCGCAGTTGCAGCGCATCGGCATGGGTGGCCCCGGTTTGCGTGAGAAGGCAAAGGCGTTTCTCGCAAAGCGAAATCGCTCGGAAACCGAAAATCAATTGGACGACACCAAAAAACAACTGGCAGAACTTCAGGCGCAGATGGCAGCGTTGATGACGCGCAAGGCTGGTCGCCCGAAGAAGGAACCCGTTGCGGAGAGTTAACGAATGAGCACCACAACCATGTTGGCGTTGGTTCAGCAGGTCACCGCTGAACTGGGTTTACCGATACCGGCTACGGTGGCGGGTAACCCCAATCAGGATGTGGTGCAGATTCTTGCCCTGATGAACGCCTCGGGGTACGAGTTGATGCGGCGTGCTGACTGGCGCGAACTGACCAAGCAGTACACCTTCTACACCGAAGCCATCAGCACCACGGGTACATGGACGACCTCGGCATATACCATTACCGGCATCCCCGATACCTCGCTCATCGACTCGACCTATCAGGTGCAGGGCGTTGGCATCCCCAATGCCACCTATGTGACGGGCGTGCTGTCTCCCTCGGCTGTCTCTATCAACTACGAGCCAACAGAGGCGCAGGTCAACGGCGGTCTGGTGTTCCAGAAGGTCAAGTACGGCCTGCCCCCGGACTACTACAGCAGCGTCAACCGCACGCATTGGGACAAGAGCAAGCGTTGGGAGATGCTCGGCCCAGAGTCGCCGCAACAATGGGAATGGCTGCTCTCGGGCTACATCTCGACCGGCCCCCGTATCCGTTACCGCCTGCTTGGCAAATACTTCCAGATTTGGCCCGGAATGAACGCTGGCGAGTTGCTCGGCTTCGAGTACCGCAGCAACGCATGGGCAGAAAGCGTTGCGGGTGCTGCCAAGACTTCGATGACGGCAGACAACGACACCTGCATCTATCCCGACCGTGTGATGGTGCTGTCTACCAAACTCAAGTATTTCGAGGCAAAGGGTTTCGATACAACCGCCATCTTCCGCGACTACCTCGCTGAACTTGAGACGGCTGTCGCACAGGATACGGGTGCTGCCAACCTCTCGTTTGCCCCGCGTCCCGGTACGGTGCTTATCGGCTACGACAACATCCCTGACAGCGGCTACGGGTACGAAAACTGATGGCTGTTTCTCGTCGCCTCGTCCAACGCTCTGCGGCAAATGTCGCAAGCCTGCCGTCGCCCGTGGGCGGTTGGAACGCTCGGGATTCTCTCGCCAACATGGCACCCACGGATGCCGTGCAGTTGGACAATTACTTCCCCGGCGTATCCAATGTTATCCTGCGCGGCGGCTATGTGAAGCACGCCACGGGGTTTCCCGACGATGTAGAAACCTTGATGACCTACAGCGGCGGCACCTCTGATGAGTTGTGGGCGGTGTCGGATGGCAAGTTCTACAACGCTACATCTGCGGGTGCTATTGGCGCGGCGGCGGTCAGCGGACTGACCAACTCCAAGTGGGAATACACCAATGTTACGACCGCAGGCGGCAATTACCTGTATGCCGCTAACGGTGTCAACACGCCGTATCTTTACAACGGCTCAAGTTGGACAAGCATTACGGGCGCGTCTGCGCCTGCCATTACGGGCGTTACGACCACTACGCTTAACTCTCCGACGCTCTTTAAGAATCGCGTATGGTTCATCGAGAAAAACACGCTGAAGGCATGGTACCTGCCGACCTCTAGCGTTGGCGGCGCGGCGCAGGTTCTCGACCTGTCATCCATTGCGCGTCTGGGCGGCGTGTTGGTGTCGATGGCATCGTGGACAATTGACGCTGGTTACGGCGTGGATGACAACCTTGTATTTGTCACCGACAAGGGCGAGGTAATCGTCTATCGTGGCACCGACCCCTCATCTGCGTCCACATGGGCGCTGATTGGCGTGTGGATTGTGGGTGCGCCTATCGGCACCCGCTCCCTGATGAAGTACGGCGGCGACCTTTTGGTGCTGACGCTTGACGGGCTGATTCCGATGGCCTCGGCGCTTCAGTCCTCGCGGCTCGACCCCAACATCGCGCTATCGGACAAGATACAGGGTGCGTTTGCGGCGGCTGCTGCGGCGTATAGGGACAATTTTGGGTGGTGCATGTTGTACAACCCGAAGAACAACGCCCTAATCGTCAATGTCCCGGTGCGTGAAGGCGCACAAGAACAGTTTGTGATGAACAACATCACGAAGGCGTGGTGCAGGTTTACAAACTGGAACGCTTTTCACTTTGGGCTTCTTGACGACACTCCGTACTTTG